CGCACGGCGCTGTCCACGGCGGTGCCCACGGCGGTGCCCACGGCGGTGCCCACGGCGCTGTCCACGGCGCTGCGCACGGCGCTGTCCACGGCGCTGCGCACGGCGCTGCGCACGGCGCTGCGCACGGCGCTGTCCACGGCGCTGCGCACGGCGCTGTCCACGGCGCTGCGCACGGCGGTGCCCACGGCGGTGCCCACGGCGCTGTACACGGCGCTGCGCACGGCGGTGATACCACCCTTCTTGAGCGCAGCCGTCACGGCTCGGGAAATATCCGGAATTGCCCTGATAATTGAGACGTATTGAGCTGCAAAAGGAGCGGCAAGAGCGCCAACCATCGGGCTATCCACCCAAACAATCGGCAGATCATCGCGCAGACCGGCGGCACGGTAGCATTGGCGATACGCAGCTTCAGCACGCGCTCGATCGGCCGGCGCTGTGGACAGGCCAATGTCTATCCACTTGTCGCGATGCGCAACCATCGCGGCAGTCTGATCGGCCGTGAGTTTTGTGATGCGTTTTACCACGGCTCAATCCTCCACGCGACGAGCGAGACCTGAGCGCATCGTCCGTTGGCGCAAAACCTTGTAGGTGCCAGGGGCAAAATTGATCGTGCTGTGCTCCTGATGTTCAAGGGCGACTGGCGTTGACGCCGTGAAGTAAAGCGGAGCATTCGAACCCGCGCCGTCATCGCGGAACAGCGCGATCTGCGGCCCCACCGCGAAGGAGTGGTGATGGCCGGTGCTTTCACCGCGCGCGAGGATCAGGCGCCCCTCTTCATGTGCGACAGGGGTCGCGTTTTGGGGAACGCTATCGCAGCGGACAATGAGCAAATCGCCCTGCGCTGCTCCGGCTTGAATGAGGTTTTCCGTCATTTGTTAAACGTCCTTTCTAAACGTTGGGTAAAAACAAGGCTCCGCTTCGCGGTTAAGCAGCCCTTCCAATTTCATTAACCAAATCTTCCTCCGCGATCTCCGCGTGCAGATCTTCCTCGACGGCATTCGCAACGGCCTCAGCGAGATCGAGAGCGTCGGATAAGCCAAACCCTTCCTCGCGGCGCAGATGCATCCCAAGCTCGTCCTGCGCGTATCCGATCGGATCGGCGTGATTGCCGGCGGGATCGAATTTCGCCATGACGGCGCGGAAGAACGTCACCGCTTGGTCGAACTGCATGTCGGCTTCGTCGCCTGCGTTGTGGATCATGCAGGCGCGGTAACGCGGCGTTCCGTCGCGGTGTTCTTCTCGCGCGCGCTGCATGGCTGCTTCGGCGAAGGCGTTGCGGGCTCGGGTTAGGGCGGTGGTGGGGTTGAGAGCGTTCATTGGCCAGCTTCCTTCGCCGCTTCGATGGCGCGATCAAAAGCGGCAAGGACTTCGGCGTGGGTGTGGGTGTCGTTGAAGCGACCCGGCATCCCATCCATTTCGCTCCGAAGAAAATGTTCGGCGATTATGCTGTAACCAGCTCTATGGAATGCGCCCCATGAACAAAAACAAACGGCGCGCTCAAGTTTCTCACTGCAAGAGTTCCCACCAGCGTCTCTCGCAAACGCTTCCTGCGTCCACCGCTCCGGCGCCGAGATCAGTTCCCGCGCGGCAGTGAGGATTTCGGAGGGGGTCATTGGGGGGTTTCCACTTCATGAATTGAAGTCGCCGGAACGACGCGCCGATTCCATTTTTCCAGCGCACTTTCCTCATTCGGCATTACGATCTGAGCGCAACCGTGAGGGCAGTGGATGCGGAAGCTCTGAAACGGCTCGCCATGGAGCTGGCAATACTGAACCTTGGTTAGACCGTGGTGCGGCTTAGCGCCGCAGAACGGGCAGGGAAGGGCTTTGCTCATCATCCGATCTCCCACTCAACCTCCACCGGCACCATCCAACCCCACGGCCAGGACGGCAGCAGGAACCGGACCGTGACCGGCTTGCGGTGCGTGGCGCGGTAGACGGCTAGGTCGATGATCTGCGCGGTGCGCGGGGTGGGGTGCATGAGGATGCTCCGATTGGGTACGGAACGATTGATAATGGGATCAATCCCAACAGTCAAATAAAAAAATGGGATGTATCACATTTAATTTGGGCAGCCGACATGGCTGCGGACCATAGAGCAGCCCTTCACGGTAGAGATGTGAAGGAGGAGGGAGAATTCACGGATCGGTGAATTATTCTGGAATAATACCCTAAGTTGATCTTCATATAAAGCGCTGATTTTACATACTTTATATGCGTGGAATCCGCCTTTTCCTTTCCAGAAAGCAATGTGAGTCTCTCTAACGCTAAAATAAAAACCATGGAGAGACTGTGTGACTAGGACTTTCCGGGAGCCTGGCGCTCCACCGCCCGAGAAGCCGCCGGTAATGCCTGTATGGATATCCCACGGCATCCCACCGAAACGGAAGCCTAAGCCTAAAGATGGTTAGGTCTTCTTTTGTTGACCTGCAGTTTCCAGGTCTTCGAGGCGCTTTAGCTTTGTCGCGTAGGCCAAGACCTCTTTTTGGTTGTCTGGAGATAGCGAACGGCTCACCCTGAGCAACGCGTTTACCTGGTCAGACGCGTCGCTCAAAAGATCAGAAAGGGAGCAACCAAGCACGCCGCAAACACTCAAAAGCTTAAATAGCGTCGGATTTTGAGAGTTTCCTCTGATAATGTCGCGGACGTAGGTGTCGTTCAAGCCCGCATCTACGGCCGCCCTCTTTTGGCCAATATCCTTCTCCTCCATCCAAAGCTTTAGGTTGTGAGCTAGTACCGCCAACGTTGGTCCGGCATTGGGCGGAACAGGGGCTTCTGAAGCTTTTGGTCTCTTAGGCATGGAGGAATTGTCCCACGCCCCAAAAAAGATTGGCAGTAGGGATGAATCCCATTGACGTGGGGGGATATGTCCCATTATTATCCATTTCTATGGACACCCAATCATCCCTTCTGGCTGAAATTGAACGGCATATCGAGCGGACTGGTATAGCTGAAACAACGTTCGGTAGGCTGGCGGTCAATGATGGGAAATTCGTCTCGCGCCTGCGCGCCGAGGCGAACATGACAATCAAGACGATTGCCAAAGTTCGTCAGTATCTGGACGCACAACAGATTGTCGCTGCGCCCCAGGAAGAGCAAGCGGCATGACCGACCTTCTCCCCCCGGCCCACGCGCAGCTGGCCCTAGCCCTCGAACTCGCCACAAAGCGCATCGGCAGCCAGAAGGCGCTCGCCAAAGAGAGCGGACTGAAACCATCCGAGATCAGCAATCTGATCAACGGGCGCAAGCTCGTAACGATGCGGCAAGCGAAAATCGCCGAAAAAATCTTCCATGTCTCTGGCAAAGAGCTTTGGGCGGAATCGTGCCTTGCAAAGGGCATGCGCGAGTTCGCCAAAGCGAGGGGCGGAAAATGAACCAAATTCGCCCCTTCATCCTGCGCATCTGCATTCACTGCAAAACACTACTGCCGCCCGACACACAGTGCCGGACGTGCCTTTACGCGCATTGAACCATCAACATCGGATTTCAAACCATGGATGTTCATCATGATCGCGGTTTCGATCCTAACGATTTGGCTGGCTCTATGTGTGCTGGCATGGAGCCTGTGCGTCGCGGCAAGGTAGCAGCCGCCTTGGCAATCTTCCTTTGGGCCATGGCCCTCTCGCTGATTGGCGCGCTTTTTGGTGCCGTCACTTTGGTTTCGTGGATCCTTGGCATTCTGGTTGGCTTATCCGCAGCCGGGGTTGTTGTCGCATGGATCGAAAGCTGATGCGCATCCCGTTCCCATTCCTCATGATCGCCGCCGCTGCTGCCGGATATTTCGGCGCGCAGGCGATCTGGTGGTGCTGCGCGTGATCCGTTCGGGCACATCATCTTTCCGAGACCGCCCCGGTTCAGGCTTGGCCGGTGTTGTGCTGCCTTTTGGTGGCCGCGATGTACGCGACGCGCTTCTCCCTGCGCGATTCGTAGAGCCCTCATACAACTTGCTGGAAGGTTCGGTTTCGGCCGGCCTTCCAGCTCTTTTTCTTACGCATAGCCTATCTCCAGTTATTGCCGCCGTCTCCCCAGACGCCGACCGATATTGCCTTCCCGACTCCCCAGCCGGGCCTGCGTCGTCCAATCGCGCCAACTCCCCAGAAGGCGTGATCGAACTCTGTGACGACGGTTTTAAGTGGCTTCCCTTCATGTCTTCCGCCGTTTCCACGATTAGGAAATAGGGGAATGAGCATGGCACTGACAACAAATGAAGTTGATACAACCCGCACAGAAAATGATCGGGTTCACTCATTCGGCAGCATCATCAAAGCCTACTTGCACGCGAAATATAGCGAACGGCGCAATGCTGCCAAAGCATTGGCCCGCGACGCTTCGTGGCTGGGGCACACAGTTTCTCACCATACGGCGCGCGCCTGGCTCAAGGGTCGCACGCAGCCGTCCATGGAATCAATCGAAGTTTTAGCCGCGCGCTGCGAAGACCTCGCGCGGAAACTGGATGAAGAGCGGGCGAAGCTGAGGCACGCCGTTAACCGCTAACCAACAGGGGCTACGCGTGAAATTCTTCAAAGATAGATGGGTAACCGCTGCGAAATACCGCGAGTTGGTCGAGACGGTCGGGCAACTTGAGCTGAAGTTTGAGAGCGTCCTGAGTGACGCGCTTGCTGAGAATGCGCGGCTCAAGCTCGAGAACGAAGAGATGAAAGCGGTGAACGAGGCCCTGGCGGCGAAGGCTGCGCGGGATGCTGTGGTCATCGCGCAGTTGAAGCTCGAGTTGGACGAAGCGCGTCGCGAGCCAATGCCGGTTGCGGGGGCGTTCTGATGTGGCCCTTCCGCCGCTCCGATGCCGCCCGCGAGAACGCCGAGCTTAAGGCCGCGCTGCGTGTGGCCGAGAAAACAATCAAATTGCTGGACCACGATCTCCGCATAGAGCGGATGGTGAGCGGGCGTCTGAGCGAGAAATGCTTGGCGAATGATGTCGAGAACAAAGCGCTTCGGGTTTTGATCGCGCGGGATGCCGTGACGATTGAACAATTGCAGATGGCCATTGACGACTTGCAGGCCGCTCGGAGTGAGGCGGCCTAACCCGCCAACCAAAAACAACAGGAGCCCTCCCCATGACCCTCGAACTCCTCCACGCCGCCACCATCGCCATCGTCCGCCGCGGCATCGACCTAACCGCGCGCCAGCAGGCCGTGTTCCTCACCGTCCATCTCAACGACGGCCCCCATACCGTGCGCGGCATGGCAACCGCGTTGAACGTCAACAAACCCGCCATCACCCGCGCGATCGACAAACTGGAAGCGCTGGACCTCGTGCGGCGCGAGGATGACCCGCAGGACCGGCGCAGTGTGTTGGTGAAGCGCACAGCGAAGGGTGCGGCGTTTCTGCGCGAGATGCGGCGGATCGTTGGCGCGGCTGCGGGGGCTGTGAGGGAGGCGGCGTGACCCTAACCGAACGCAACGCCCGCATCGTAGACCTGCGCGCGCAAGGCCTTTCTCGCATGCAAGTCGCGGAAGCCATGAGCGTGAGTCTCGGCACGGTCGATGCAGCAATCACAAGGCATAACCACGCCGCGCAGATCGCAGCGCCGAAACCGCAACTGACCACCGCGGAGCGCAACCGCAAGATCGTCGAACTCCACAAAGCGGGCTGGACCTTTTCTGGCATCGCCAGGGAATTCGGCGTCACCGCGAAATATGCGCGCAACATTTGGACGATGCTGACCGTGACCAAGGCAGCGCCAGCGTCTGACAAATGGACGCGGAGATGTCTGTGCTGCCGCAAGGAATACACGGACAAGCGCGGGCTGTTTCTTTGCCGGTATTGCAGGGAGAAGGGGGAGTGATTCGTAAGGAAGTTATCGGAGATGCGACGCTGTATCTGGGGGATTGTCGGGAGATTCTTCCTAATATCCAGGGGGGGGTATCAGCAGTGGTTACTGATCCGCCATTCGGAATGTCATTCCGTTCTAACCGCCGGACAGATAGGCATCTTGAAATCGCCAACGACGACAAGGCCGATTGCCTAGCGTGGGCGTGCGGTCTCCAGGCGGCGCACTCGAAATACATTTTCTGCCGATGGGATAATCTGCTCGATGTTCCCAAGCCGAAATCGTTCGTAACGTGGGTAAAGAATAATTGGTCGATGGGAGACCTCGAGCATGAACACGCTCGGCAGTCCGAGGCGATTCTATTCTACCCGGGCCCAGAGCACCGATTCCCAAAATATCGTCCGACAGACATCCTTGAGGCACCCCGGACTGGGAATGAAAATCACCCGACCGAGAAGCCGGTCATGCTTATGCGGGCCATCGTGGAGTGGACGGAGGGCGTTGTCCTCGATCCGTTCATGGGGTCGGGCAGCACTGGCGTTGCTGCGGCTCAGGCTGGTCGGCCATTCATCGGCATCGAGATAGAGCCAAAGTATTTCGACATCGCTTGTCGCCGCATAGAGCAAGCCCAGCGCCAACCCGACATGTTCGTCCAGCCTGCGCCGAAGCCAGTGCAGGAGGCAATGCTTTGAGCCTCACCTGCACCACCTGCGCGGCCCCAGCAATGGCCGTTCGCCCCGGCACCGCGCCGGAGACGTGCGAACTGCTTGGCACGGTTCTGGTCATTAAGCCGGGCGAGCCGAGTGAGGCTTGGTGCCTGGAGTGTTGGCGGAAGCGGTTTGGGAGGATGGTGGCGTGAGCGACCTATCAGAAGTTTACGCGGATGCGCGTACAGCAATCAAGGCTGCGGGCGGACAGTCAGAATGGGCGCGCAAGATCGGTGTAAGTGTCGCCTATGTCAGCGACTTTCTTAATGCACGCCGTGATCCGGGGCCGAAGATCCTTGAGGCGCTGGGGTACAAGAAACGGATTCTTTACGTGAGAGGTTCAAATAGATGAGCTTCATCGCCAGGTTGCCGTTAAGTCGGGAGATGTTCGATCTGACGAGGCTTTCGGATCCATGTCGGGCATCTCGAAAGACGCGCGACCCTATCGAGCGTTTTTTAGAAAAGGTCGCCTCCGGCGGAGCCGGATGCCTTGAATGGCAAGGCAGTAAATCTCCGCAAGGATACGGGTGGTTTTCTTGGAATAGCAAAGCGACGCTTGCTCATCGCTGGGTATACGAAGCTGTGAGGTCACGTATTCCTAACGGCATGGTGATCGACCACCTCTGCAGAAATCGCTGCTGCGTGAACCCTTTCCACCTCGAATGCGTCTCCATGGGCGAAAACACCGCGCGCGGCATTCTCCACGATGTTCAGCGCGCAAAAGCAAAGCAAATGACTCACTGCAAGCGTGGCCATCCGCTCTTCGGCGCTAATTTAGGCGTCAATTCGAGCGGCACAAGGAAGTGTAAGACATGCCACGCGATGACGGCCGACAAATGGCGCCGAAACAACCGCGACCGCGTTAATTTTCTTCAGCAACAAAGAAGGGCCTCAAAATGAATGACGCTGCTCTTGGCCATAATAGCGACGGCGATGTTAACTCGAGGCTTCGCAGCATTGTGGATCGCATCGAGCGCATTGCCGAGGAAGTTAAGGCTCTTCAGTCCGATTCACGAGATATCTATGTAGAGGCCCGTAGTGCAGGATTCGACGTAAAGGTCCTGCGCCAGCTGATCCGCATCCGCAAGCAGGAACCGGCAGAGATCGAGGAGCAGGAGATGCTGCTCGACGTGTATCGCCGCGCGATCGGGATGTGATGAAATGCCGCTGATCGTCGGAATTGACCCGGGCGGCTCAGGCGCGATCGCCATCATCGGCGAGCGTGGAGAGATCCACGAAGTCCACGATATGCCTGTTATTGAAATCATGGTCGACAAGACCAAGCGCAAGCGCATCTCCGCGCATGGCGTCGCCGACGTTCTCAAGGGCCTCGATATTGAGATGGTCGTCATTGAACAAGTCGGTGGGATCACGGGTCAGAGCGCTAGTGCCGCTTTCACGTTCGGGCATTCCTGCGGGCTTATCCAAGGCGTCGTGATCGGCCTAAAGCTTCCGGTTGCACTTCTTCCGTCTCAACGCTGGAAGAAGGCCGCGCATCTCCCGGCCGATAAGGGCGCTGCTCGGCTGCGTGCCCAGCAACTGTGGCCCGAAGAAGCGAAGCTGTTCGCCCGGGTCAAGGATGATGGCCGAGCAGAGGCGTGCCTAATCGCTCGGCATTATTGGAACGAGACGCGGAGGGCGGCGGCGTGAAACGTCAAAAACCCGTCCGCTTCGCAACCACCCGAGAGCGTGAGCAACACGAAGAAATGGAACGGCGTAAGCGCCGGTTCGCTGCGCTTGAGACGGCAAATGTCGAATTGTGTGAGCCGTGCAAAGCACGCGATCCGTGGGTGGATATTTGCGCTGAATGCTGGGCCAAGATCGAAAAAGGAATCCGGTGATGGGGATCGTCTCGGTTGATTTTTCCGCTCGTAAGACTACGCCAGTCAGCCGGCACCATGCGTTCTGCTTGGCGCGACAGGAAATGATCCGCGCGCTCCAGGCTTGGATCAAAGACGGGGCAGATGCGGAAGATCTTCGGGACGAAATTGAAGGAACGAACAACGCGATTCGCGCGATCGGCATCCTCTTTGAAATGGATGGTCCATGAGGCCGGAACGCATGTCACTTTTTGCGCCTGAAGCGCCACCGCTGGCTGACTTTGGTATCGAGCGCGCGTTGCTTGGAAGCCTGATTGCGCGGCCTGACAAGATTTCCGCCCTTCCATCGAATTTCGCTCCAGAGCACTATGCGTTCGAGCATCATCCAGAGATCCACCGCGCAATCATTGCGCTGGCTCAAACAGGCAAGCCGGATTCATATTCGGTGATGAATGCCCTCCGCGGGATCGGGATCGAATCCGGTTATATCGGCGGGTTGGTGGGCGCGATGGTTGCCCCGGGGGCGGTCGAGACCCAGGCCGAGACCATCACGGATCTGTGGCGCCGTCGCGAGATGGTGCGCGTCGCTAAGGAATTGAGCGATCGCGCTAACCACGCGGGCCATGAACTTCCGGCGTCGATCGTTCTGACAGAGGCTATGGGAGCGCTTGATGCGCTAGCCTCAACCGCGATCAACCAGAAGACTATGTTCGGAATTGATGAGGCGGCGCAGTTCGCCATTGAAGCGGCAGAGCGTGCCGCATCTGGTGACCATCTGGGGCTCTCAACCGGGTTTCGATCGATCGATGCAGCGCTCGGCGCCTTGGAGCCTGGTGCGTTCTACGTTCTGGCCGGCCGCCCCGGCATGGGTAAAACCGCGCTGGCCGTCCAGGTGGCGCTCAACATGTCGTTGTCGGGTCACAAAGTCCTATATGACAGCTTGGAAATGCAGGCGAGCCAGATCGGCCGGCGCGTGTTGGCGTTTCTCTCGCGCGTCCCATTGCACGTTATCAGGTCAGGGAAATGGGGGACGCGCGACGCTGAGGCTATTGTCCGCGCCAAGAGTCGGTTGCAGGATGTGCCGCTCGTCATCGACCAGCAGGCAGGAGTCTCAACGGCCATGATCGCGCTCAAGGCGCGGTCAGCAAAGCGCCGTCTTGGTGGGCTAGATTGTCTGATCCTAGACCACATGCACATCGTCGCCACCGACGCACAGGCAGAGCGCAATGGCGCCACCCGGGCGGTTGAAAAGGTGTCAGGCGACCTCAAGCGTCTAGCCGTCGAGATGCAGATTCCGATCATAGCCTTGGCGCAGCTTAACCGCGGCGTGGAGGGCAGGGACGACAAGCGCCCAGGTATGGCGGACCTTAGGCAATCCGGTGCCATTGAGCAGGACGCCGAAGCCGTGATGTTGCTGTACCGGGCGGAATATTACCTGCCGAAATCAGAGCCCGAACAGCTCGCGGCACAAACGGCCGGCGCGCACCAGAAAGCGGTGTCCGAGTGGCACGACGCCAAAGAGCGCCTCGCTGGAAAGGCTGAGTTGATCATCCCGAAGATGCGAGATGGAGAGCCCTGCAGCGTGGCCCTCCGCTTCGACGGCGCGCGGACAGCTTTCGAGGATCTTGAGCCATGAACCTGGCGAACCAAGAGCATTACGGAATTACGAGATATCCCGCTGAATCGTGGGGCAGTTTCATCCGACGATTGCGAGAGTTTCTGCGCAACGAAGAATGCGCATTTGCTGCCGCTAACTGCGGCTACCCAGCGCCGTCCCCAAGCGCTCCTAACGTCATCAACCTCTCCGAGTACAGACAAGGACGACCGTAAATGACCACATCGCCCGCTCCCCAGGCGACGAACAATTTGCCCGAGCCCATGACGCCGAAAGAATGTGACCTGAGAGGCATGCCTTACATGCCGTTTGACCTTCTTCGGCTGTTCGATTCCGACCTCTATGCGCTGAGCACAGGCGATGAGTTTAAGGCCGCTTTCACGCTCTGGGGCAAAAGTTTTTACCAAATCCCCGCCGGCTCGCTTCCATCGGACGATCGGCTGCTTGAGCATCTTTCAGGGTCGAAGCGCTGGAAAGCTGTGCGCGACATGGCTTTGCGCGGCTGGGTAAAGTGCAGCGATGGCCGCCTGTACCACAAGACAGTCGCGGAAAAAGTCAAGGAATCCTGGGCATCTCGTATCGCTCGACGCGAACGGACAGAGGCAGCTCGCGCTGCGCGACACACGGCAAAGTCACCCAGTAACAGCGCTACTTCGCCCTCTGTCACAGAGAATGACACAGACCATGTTACAGGCTCCAAGGGAACAGAACAGAACAGAACAGAAGATAAGAAAGAAAGTAAGCAGCTTAGCGCCGAGCCTGTTTCCGACCCTCTGGCACCGACCCAAGCTCCTGAGCGGCCGCAGATCCAGCCGACGCCGATCATGCCGTGTCGCAACGATCCGCCGCACAAGTGGATCGCGCTTGCCGGCGCTTCAGAGCCCGATGGGAAAACCGGAGTGGCGCGTCCGGTACGCAATGGGCACTACCTGGACACAGCAGCCGACATGGTTTGCGAGGCTGCCAAGATCCGCAGCGTGACCTGGCGGGGGGATTGGCGCCCTCTCATGGCATGGCTTGATGACGGGATTTCTCTGCAAAACCACATCCTTCCAGCAATCAGGCGCATTGCGGACAGGCCGAATTATGTCCCGCCTGGCAGCCTGAAATACTTCGACAACGCCGTGCGAGAAGAATTCGCGAGGCAGGCGGCATGATCAACGCCATTAGCCAGTCAATCAAATTCCGGAGGGACAAATGACGCCATCTGAAGCCCACAACCAAGCATACGCGCGTGACGCGGGGCACGACCGGATGCATATCGATGTGTTCAAGTTTCTCAGAAGAAACCAAACGCAGAGAGCGGCCGAAAAGGCCGGAAAGACGGTCAAGCTCGATCGCACAGGATTATTTTTCGAGTACCGTATGCACAGCGAGAAGTTCAAGTTCTCAGCTTTCTTGGACATAGCTGCGACTTACTACTGGGATGGTGGAAAGGACCGCGGAGCCACATCTTCCGACCGGGCCGCTATGCTGATCGGCTACGAAATCAAGCCGAAGATATACTCAGTGGGGGCGATAGTCCGTGAGCTTAAGGCGCAGGAAGCCTACATGGCCAAGCTAACGCCTCCACACCCGCGCATGACGGAATATGACTTCTTCCGGTGCTTCCCAGTCCTGTCGGCCAACGATGAAAAGCTGCCGATGTATTTGGAGCTATTCGGTGCGTACGTCTGGGATGCTGAACGGCAGGAATTGGCCTGGGAGAACCCGAGGCCATGAACGGCATCCCCACCCAATCGCCTTCCCCCCGCGCGCGTGTCGCGTCGGCCGCCATATCCGAGCGCCTGTGGCGGTCCAGCGCAATTCCCGCCTCACCACACCGGATCGAACCGCACCACCATCAGCGGGCTTCCTGTCGCGTTTTAGAGGGTGGTGAGAAATACCCCACCGACAACGGAGACAATCGCTGCGCCGCCATGAGGGCGACGGTGAGCGAGCTTTACCCGGGGCTGCTGTGAGCGGCCGATACAACGAAAGGAGATCAATCGTGAGTGATAAAACGAGCGTTCGTACATCCGGCATGAGTACGTCGGGACTTTTGGGTGTCGTCTTCGTGACGCTCAAGCTTTGCGGCGTAATCCACTGGTCATGGTGGTGGGTAACTGCGCCGTTTTGGGTTGGGCCTGCCGTGTTGCTGGCTATCGGGATTTTATGTGGAGCGGGCTTTTGGGCTCTTTGCGGCATTGAAGTGGCCATCAAGCTTTTGCGCAGACGCAAGGCGTTGGCAGCGCGTGAGGCTCTGTTGGCTCGGAGGGGCACCAAATGATCAAGTTCACCGAAGAGACGATCCGCGAGGCGCAGTACAAATCCGACTGCATCGACAATCAATACCGAGACGGAATCCGCAATTCCACTCGCGCCGCCGCCGCTGTGTTCGAGGCTGCGGCGAGCAAACAGGCCGATGCCGAACTGCTCAGCCCTGATGACGTTCGCGAGATTCTCAACCCGAAGGTACTGGCCGAAGAAGCCGAGAGAGCGCATGCGAATACGCGCGCAGTACGGGAATACGAGGAGATGCGTGCAAAATCCTTGGATGGGAAACTTCACCCGTCCTCTGACCAGAATACGCGCGATTGCGTATCCCCCACCCCCGAGCCGTTTCAGGTCGGGAAGCGGTATCGGACGCGGGCGTGCGGGATAGCGCGGATTATCTCGGTTGGAGATCGGATCGTTGCGCAGTACGAAGACGGAGCCGAACTAGAGTGCAAACTGGATGGCACACATGCCATCGACGGGCTGCTTGGCTCGCACCGGTTCCCGCGCGATCTTCTTCCGGGTGCCGTCGATGATGAGTTGGCGGAAAGTCCTTTGGATGACAAAGGGCACCAGCGATTTATGGCCGGCTACGATGCGGGGCTAAAAGATGGGATTGCTCTGGAGCGCCGCTCGCCCCCCACTCCCGAGCCCCCGGCGGAAAGCGCGGGCGAGATGACGGATGAGTACTTTGCAGGTCTACTTCATGACGCATGGGCGAGCGCTAGAAGCGAGGACGAAGGATGGCTCGCTGCGGCACTATGCGCCCGCGAACTGCTCCAGCCCGAAGGCGCCGCGCTGGCTGCCAACCAATGCCACGATGGCTATGGCGACGAATATGGAAATCATCGTTGCCGAGAAGTCGACGCGTGGAAAGCCCGCGCCGAGCGCGCGGAGGCGGCGATTGAGAGGGCGAGGGCATGTATCGAGATCAATCTTCAGGCAAGACCGAGTGACGATTTTGAGAAGGGATTCGATGTTGGGCTGCGCTTAGCTGCGGACAAACTCGGCCTCACGATCACGCCAGCGCGCGATCTTACGGTCACGTGGGAGGGGGTGAAATGAGAGGCGACATAACGGTCACCATCAACGGCCAAACATTCCGCGCGACAGGCGCTTTTACAGCCCCTGTGGCGCCGCCCTCTATTGCGCCTCTGGAGCCTATTCATCTCACGATGCGTGTAGATCGCCGAAAGATAAAGCGCGCGATCCGAAAGATCGTGGAGGCACTCTCTAGCAAACCCGCAACGGAGCCGAAGCCATGAACCAATACCTCACCACACCCTCTGAATTCGCGGAATTCCTCAACGCGATGCGGTGGACCTGGCTCGGGCTATGCGATGGGGTTTGGCTGGCGTGGGAGGTGGCGTGATGGACGGATTTATCATCACCCGCCTCGAAGCCCTGATGAACCGCTCGCCGGTCTCGCCGTATGACGTGGCGCGGTTTTTTGTGGTCGGGATGTGCGGGGCCTGGATGTTGGCAAACGGCCTTTCAGATGCGCCGCTTTGGGTGAAGTCGTTCTTCTGGATTTGGGCGCTTGTGTGCGGCGGATGCGCTTACCGGAACGTCTCCAAGTACGATCGCGAAAACCAAAGAGGCTTCCTCAATAGTCAAAAGCGCCATGCTGTTCATCGGTACTGGTGCTTGGGATTTGTGGCGGTCTGGGTCGTTTTGGATGCGGCGGCACCGGATCGCGATGGCATACTTTGGTTGTCGGCTACATTGCTGATGACGGCCTGGCAATACTTCCAAGCCCTCAACTGGACGTCGCCACCGCCTAAGCCTGTGCGCCGGTCGGTGTTTGCGGAGGGGGCGGTATGAGAGACACGTACTTGCGCGTGGTTGACAATGACGGAAGCGGCGGCGGCCACGACTGGGCCCCTGTGTCCGCTTTGCCGACCCCTGAGCTACATGCGTGGCTTGAGTATCTGTCTGGCGGCGTCTTTGTGGCCGCGGATGATTCTCCGAACCACGACAAAACCGGCGAAGACATCCGTGACCGCATCCTGATCGAACTGCGCGCCCGCGAGCTAGGGCTCGTGTCGCCATGAACGGCGGAAACCCAATCCGCCACAACCCCGCGCAAACGCTTGGTTCGCCAGAGATGATGGCGGGTGTCCAACGGACCGTCCCACAAAATGGAGTGAAGTGATGGCCAACAAAATCCTGCCGGACATACTGCGCGCTATAGTCGCACGGGTCCGCGCTTTTCGCGATGACTACAACGAGACGATCGAAAGCATGGCAGAAACTGAGGTTGAGCACGATGCCATCTGGCGCTTTTGCGAAGAGGAACACAAACGAGCCGGTGGCGCAACGCCAGACCTAAGGCGCGTGTATCGGGCTTATCTGCGTAGCCAGAAACTTGCTCAAGGGACAAAGCCATGACCCACACCACAACCCTCCTATCCCGCCTCCGCGCCGCAATCCCCGCCATCCCCGACGAATACCACCGCACGTCCATCCGCCTGGCGATCGCGGAGATCGAGCATCTGGAGCGTGTGGGGGCGGTGAGGGGGAGGATGTATCCGGCGCCCCCTGAGCCCAAGGAGGCGCTCGCTGATCTCGCGAAACGCGCTGCGAATCACGTCATGACGCCAGATGAAGTCTATGAACAGAAACGCTCTTTCGTCCGAGGCCAGTTTGGCATGGCGCATCCGGAGATGTCGCTGGAGGAAGTTCAGGCGTCTGTCGACAGGGCGCTGCCGCCGCTCAGCCGTCAACCGACCAAAACTTAACCCGCCAAGTTAACCCTCACTCCCCGCGCATCCCCAGGCGCAAATCCCCAGGAGACTCCAAAATGCATCTGAAGAAAGTCCGCAAACAACGCCCTGAAGCTGCCGATATTGGCCCGACGCCGGGAGCCATATCGAAGGCAGAGATCGCAACAATCGCGCCGTCGCGCCACACCAACGACGTGCCCGTATCTCGCAAACAAGGCATGCACGACAGGCTGCTCAAATCCCAGAAGATCAGCCCCGCGGAACACGCGTGGTGCGAGCGCTATGCCTGCGACTGTGAAATCGAGCAGGGGGCGCGTCCTGGAAAGCCGGAGGTCGAACGTGTTGGCGATGGCGCGAATGGCTGGAGCTTTCAGGACACGCAGCTTGCCGCCCAAGGCAGGTTGCGCCGGGCGCGGGACAACATGACGGCCCAGCAGCGCGCCCTCGTAGAGAGTGCATGCGTGAAGGCGCACCGCGTGTGTGATGTCGCAATCGTCTGCGGAATCTTTCCCGGCGATGATGAGACGATGGCAGCCTTCCAGAATCGCGTTGGGAAGCGCGTCGAGGCGCATGTGACCGACGCGATTAAGGCAGGTTCGGCACAGAAAAGCGCGAAGAAAGTAGCGTAAGTCATTGATTATAAAGCAATTTGACAAGCAAATCGTAGTCGTGTATAAATCTGGCCATAATCGGAGTTGGTGCGTCGATACGCCCCGATTTTTCTGCCTAAAAGCAGCCGAAACGCCTCCCCGAAATTCGGAATTCCTATGCACCCAGACCTTGCGCCGGGCGATTTCGTCATATCGCACGGTCAAACGCATCTTGTCTGGGCCACAAGCTCCACTGCCATCGTCGCCTTGACACTGCGCGTGAAGGACGGACCTTCGCAGACGCGCTGCGTGGAACTCGGCCGCGTGCCGTTTGCGACGCTATTGGGTCCGTCAGTGGTCGATATTACCGAGCGCGCCGAACTGCGCAGGTCGGACTGCATCAAGATCGGCCGGCTTACGGATGAACAATCCCGCGCTGTTCGGTTGGCAATCCGGCGCACGGAAAACAGCGCTGCCGCCGAGGCAAGTGATCGTGCGCTTCGGCGCTCTACCGAAATCTTCCGCGCGTGCCAGCCGTCGTTTCGGTCCGGTGGGCGCAGAGTTGGTGGGGCTAGGGTGGGCACGTGAATCTCTCTACGTTTCTTGTGGGGATAGGGGGTCAAAAGTACGGGTCCTGGCGTTTGTGGACCGTTTCCCCACCGAATTTTCCCGCGTGCGAATTAAAATTTCTCCGTAAATAAATTTTCTGGAATTAAATTATTTGCCGCAGCGCGCTCCAATCCACCGCCCTTACGGCGCGCCAAAGCCGAACCAGTATGACCGAGGCCGCGGGTCCGCATCGTCTCGCGGCTACGATCGGAACTGGCAACGGTTTCGCGATAGTTTTCTCGGTGATCACCCGCTCTGCGCGGACTGTGCTGCCAAAGGACGTGTTGAGGCATCGACGGAAGTCCATCACGTGATCAAACTCCGCCGTCGCGCCGATCTGCGCCTCGACCCAACGAACTGCCGCGCGCTTTGTCACAACTGCCACTCTGTCCGTACTGCTCGCGGCGAATGAGGAATCCATGAAGCGCGGACGGAAGCCGGACACGTCGGCCCAGCATTTGGCGAAGGGCACCTTTCAGCCCGTGCGCCATGCCGGCCAGGTCGATATCATGGCCTCCGGAGCGTCGATCGAACCGGACGCGCTGCCGGTTCAACCGGATTGGTTGACCGAAGCTGGTGCCGCCGTTTGGCTCGACGATATCGGGCGAGTGTCATCTACCAGGATGGCGACAGAGCTGGATAGCGATCTATTCGCAACCTACTGCAACCTGCAAGGCGCCATCGCGTCATGCTGGCGCTCTGGTGAGGTTCCGCCTGCTACACACCTCATGGAGGCGCGGAAGATGCAGGAGATATTCGGTATCGCGGGCGCCAAGAGCCGCGTTGTGAAGGTTGGTGCAGCGGCGACTGCAAACCCGTTCCTGCGCAATGGCAAGCGGTGATACCGGGCATGCAAGGCCCTACGCGGCGATTGCCGAGCAGTACGCCAAGAATGTAACGGCGGGACGGATCGTCGCCTGCAACTACGTTAAATTAGCCTGCAAGCGCCACCTGAACGATCTGAAGCGCTGGGGCAGAACTAAACGCGCTGACCAGCCGTTCTACTTCGACGCATGGCACGGAAACGATATCTGCGACTTTGCAGAGCTTCTGCCTCACGTTGAGGGAAAGTGGGCAACCCCTACGATTAGCCTTGAGCCCTGGCAGGTATTTGGTCTGGTTGTCATCTTTGGCTGGCGGCGTTCAGCGGATGGCGGTCGTCGGTTCTCGAAGGTCTATTTCGAGGTCGCCCGTAAAAACGCCAAGAGCACCTTGGCCGCGGTTGTCTCGCTCTACTGCTTTTGCCGGGAGGAAGAGCCGGCGCCATACGTCTTCATTGGCGCGACGACAGGCGCTCAGGCTCAAAAGGTTTTTCATCCCGTTCGGATGATGGCACAGAAAACGCCAGCTCTCATTGAGGCATTTGGCCTAAAGGTATGGTCAAAGTCGGTCACAGAGCCCGGCGGTGGCTACATTCAGACGATCAACTCAAAGGGATCGACAAACGACGGCCACAACCCGCACCTGGGGGTCTTGGACGAGCTTCACGCCCACAGCGACCGCGCCCTCTACGACGTGATCGATTCCGCCTTTGGCGCGCGTAAGAACCCACTTCTGTGGGTTATCACGACGGCAGGCTTTGATACCGAGGGCGTCTGCTACGAGCAGCGAACATTCGTCGCGAAGGTGCTTGAAGGCGTTGTCGAGGCTGAGCACTATTTCGGAATTATTTTTACCCTAGATGATGGTGACGACGAGTTTGACCCAGGCGTCTGGATCAAGGCTAACCCAAACCTCGGCGTTTCTGTCCAGCTTGCGAATATGCAGGCCGCGGCGACCGAGGCTAAGGCCCAACCGGGCAAGCTGGCTGAGTTCAAAACCAAACGCCTCAACGTTTGGACGACCGCCAAATCAGCGCACGTCAATATCATCAAGTGGCGTGAATGTTCTGGTCCGGTTGATCTTGAAGCGCTTCGGTCTACGCCGTGCTTCGCTGGCATCGACCTTGCCTCTGTCTCTGACCTAACTTCCCTACGTCTGGTCTGGCGCATCAATGGTCGGCTCCTAACCTGGGGCACGCGATATCTGCCGGAGTCTGCGGTCGATCCGCGTACGACGAAGAATAGCGTGCCCTATGGACGATGGACGAAGCAGGAGTTTATGGGGCGGCCGCTCATAACGGTCACGCCCGGCGATGTGACCGACTACGCCTGGATCGAAAAGGACGTGCGCTGGGCGCTCGACACGTTCAGGATCGAGGCGATCGGCTATGACCCATGGAACGCCCAAGACCTAGTTAATCGGCTCATGGACTCCGGCGCGCCGATGATCGAGGTCCGACAGGGGTTTGCATCCCTCACCGGCCCGATGAAGGAGCTAGACCGGCTCTACCTGGGCGGCCTGCTCGACCATGGCGGCGATGAGGTTCTGACTTGGTGCGCGTCCAATGTCGTCGCGCGCAAAGACCCGAACGACAATATTGCGCCATGGAAGTCTAAGTCACACGAAAAGATCGACGATTACGCGGCGCTGCTGAATGCGCTGGCGGTCGCCGGAAACGACGGGACCTCGATCTATGAGGACCGCGGAATCATGGTGTTGTAAAATGTCCGAAGTGAAACTCCACACGATTGAGCCGATTGTCACGCCGGACAAGTTTGAGATGGGCGTCCATCGTATGCGGGTGCCGGGCTGCTGGTTGTACTGGCTGCAGGGTGGCGCTTCGACGGTATCGAGCTTCGTGCCCGATGCCGAGGCACCGTCCGTTCCCGACCGCCTGAGGCATGCGCCGCTCGATGCGTTTGGCGAATTGTCGGTGAATGCAGAAGGTGGCGCCGAAACGCCTGTTGAATAATGGGCGTCTTTGATCGCATCGCCACGCGGCTTGGCTATACGCCATCGCGCGCGGTTCCGGGACAAGTCCGCGAGGCGGTTGACCAAGTCGTGCGAGACTACAGCCTGGCGTGGCCCACGCCGATGCTATGGGGGCTATTCGGGGGTGCCGGCTCCTCCACGGGCGTTCCGGTCACCCCGCTGTCTGCCCTCCAAAGCGCGTCCGTTTACGCGTGCGTAAAGCGCAAGGCCGAGGACATCGCCAAGATGCCCTTGATCGTTGAGCGCGATCACGGAGGCGGCGATTGGCGTCGGGATATTGATCATCCGTTCAACAATGTGTTGGCAAAGCCCAACAAGTGGATGACCCCGTTCGAATTTTGGCGCTACATCGCTTCTGGGATTGACCTCCGCGGCAACTCAATCGCCGTCATCAAGCGTGGCTGGGATGGCTCGCCCGAAGAATTGATCCCGCTCAACTGGGATCGTGTATCGGTCCTTCTCTCGCCATCTGGGATATTGTTCTACAACGTGAGCCATCCGCAGGTCGGGTGGGGCGTTACGTTCCACCAAGACGACGTGCTTCATTTCCGCGGGCTGACGCTGGATGGCGGCTACCTTGGCATTACACCTGTCGCTG